ATCCAGCCCGGCGATGTCGATCGCGCGATCAAGGATGAGCGTGACTACCTGGTGCGGGTTACCGAGGGCGCGCGCATCACCGGCCTGGGCGGCTCGCCCCGCATCGAGATGGGCGAAGACCGCAGCGACAAGGTGCAGGCGATGCTCGATGACTTCTTCGACCCGAAGAAGCCCGCGCGCAGCTTCCGCGAGGCCTACATCGAACTCACCGGCGATCGCCACGTCACGGGCCTGATCCAGAACTGCGACATGCGCTCGCTGCGCGAGGCCGTTGCCGGCACTCGCTTCGCGGAGGCCGTGAGTGCTGCGACCTTCGGCGACATCCTGGGCGACTCGATCACTCGCGCGATGATTCGCGAGTACGGCGCGCTGGAGGCCTACCAGGACTGGCGCTGGCTGTGCGACGTGGTGCCGGTGACCGACTTCCGCACGCAGGAGCGCGCCCGCATGGGCGGCTACGGCAACTTGCCGGCAGTGGCGGAGAACGGCGCCTATGCCCCGCTGTCAACGCCCACCGACGAGAAGGCGACCTACGCCGCGACCAAGCGCGGTGGCACCGAGACGGTCAGCCTGGAGGCGATCGCGAACGACGATGTCGGTGCGCTGCGTCGCATCCCGCTCGCGCTTGCAACTTCGGCCGGCCGCACGCTGTACGAGTTCGTCTACAACTTCCTCGCGACCAACCCGGTCATCTACGACGGCCTCGCGCTCTTCCATGCGACCCATGCGAACTTGGGCACAGCGGCGCTGAACGAAGCCAGCTTCGCCGCTGGACGCCTCGCCATGAAGAAGCAGACCGAGCTCGACAGCGCGAAGCGCCTGGGCATCACCCTGCGCCACGTGGCGGTGCCGAGCGACCTGGAAGAGATTGCTTACGACCTGTTCGTGCGGCAGTCCAACAACGATGAGACCTTCGTGCAGAGCCGCAAGCCGACCGTGCACGTGGTCGACTACTGGACCGACACGAACAACTGGTTCGCGACGGCCGACAACGCGCAGGTGCCGCTGATCGAGCTGGGCTTCTACGGCGGCGAAGACCCCCAGCTGTTCATCCAGGACAACCCCACGCAGGGCTCGCTGTTCTCGAACGACCAGGTCAAGTACAAGATCCGCCACATCTACAGCGGTGCGGTGCGCGACTTCCGCGGCTTCTACGGGGCGATCGTCGCCTAAGCCCGTGCTGCTGCCTGACTTCCAACAGCTCGTCGATGACCTGGTACGCGATCGCGACCAGGTCATCGCGTCTTCCGAGCGTGCGACCGCCATCGCTTCGGCGCTGTCTCGCTACTCGGCTGACAGCCCGCGCCTGTGCGTCGAAGACGTGACCAGCGTGGCCGGCGGCCAACGCCTGCCCGTGCCTGGCGGCTGGCTCGAAGGCGTTTCGGAGCTGCGCGGGCTCGAATACCCGATTGGTCAGGTGCCGCCGAGCTACATCGGCCTCGACTCCGTGTCGCTGTACCAATCGCCGACCGGCGTCGAGATCGTCATGCTGCTCTCGCTGTTCGCGGGCGACGTGGTGCGGGTGAGCTACATCGGTGGCCACGTGCTCGATGCGACGCAGTCCAGCATCCCGGCGCGTCATGTTCATGCCGTGGCGGCCTTTGCGGCTTCGATCCTATGCGGCCAGCTCTCGGCCTACTACGCCACCGAGGGCGCGCCGACGCTGCAGGCCGACACGGTCGACCACCAGGGCAAGACCGAGCGCTATCGCTCGCGTGCCCGCGACCTGGCCGCGGAATACACCCGTGTGGTCGGCACCGCGCAGCCCGAGCGCCAGCGGCCCGCGATGGCCGAGGTCGCGATTCCGGGGCAGGCCTCGATCGGCGGCCGGCCGCTGTTTCATCCGCCGCGAGGGTGGCGCAAGTGAATCTGCGCTTGGATGCCCACGATCTGGTGCAGCTCGGCGAGCTGATGCGCCGCGCGCCAGACATCGCGACCGAAGAGGTCGAGCGCGCGCAGCTGCACGCGACGCTGCTGTTGCAGGGCGAGCTCACCCTGCCGCCTGAGCAGGGCGGCCTGCCAATCGGTGCCGGTGGCGCGGCGGGTCTCGCGGGCTCGATCAGCACGCGCGTTGACGTGACGCCTGGTCGCGTGATCGGTCTGGTCGAGAGCAGCTCGCCGCATGCGGCCTACGTCGAGTTCGGCACGCGACCACACTGGATCGGGCGCTCGGGCATCGAGGCGCTGGCGGACTGGGCGCGCGCGCGGTTGAGCGGCGTCGACAGCGACGAAGAGGCGCGCGGCGCGGCGTTTGCAATTCGCCAGAAGATCGCCACCAAGGGCACCGAGGCGAAGCCGATCTGGCGCACCACCTTCCAGCGCAACCTGCCCAAGGTGCGCGAGATCTTCGCGGCCGCGATCGAGCGCATCGTGGCGCGCATTGAAGCCGGGGCTGCGTCGTGAGCACATCGGCGATTCGCGCCGCGATCGTGGCAACTCTGGAGACCGTGCCGGGCGTCGGACGCGTGCATGCCTATCAGCGCTATGCCCACAGCCTGCAGGCGCTGGGCCAGCTCTACCGCGCGCCCGACGGCCAGCTCCGCGGCTGGAACGTATCGCGCGTGGCCACCAGCGAGGTCGGGAACATCCAGGCCCGCACCGTGGAAGTGATCCGCTGGCGCCTGTTCGGCGTGATGGCGCTCGACGACAGCGCCGCCAGCGAGCTCGCCTTCGATGACCTGGTCGAGGGCGTGCGCGATGCGTTCGCTGCCAACGAGACCCTCGGCGGCACGGTCGACCAATGCACCGACCCACAGGGCGACGGCGAATCGTGCGTCCAGGTCGACGACATCAGCCCCGGCAAGTTCGCCGACGTGCTGTGCCACCTCGCGCGGTTGTCTCTGCTGACCGTGCGCTACCTCGACAGGAGCATCCCGTGAGCAAGACCAACGAGCCGAGCCGCAGTCAGGGCGGCACCTTCATTCGCGACACCACCGGCAAGCTGCTGGAGCACATCCCGCCGACTCGGCCGGCCCCGCCGCTACAGGCCGCGCAGGCCGCACCGGAAAGCCCTGAGAACCCGCCCGAAGAGGCGCCGGCACCGCCGGCTGCCCCGGCCCGCAAGCCGGCCACCCGACCCGTGACGCGCCGCGGCCGCTGATCGCCGCTGAGCCTTCCTCGATCACCTGGAGCATCCCATGTCACTGCGATCCAAAGCTGTAACCGTTTTCGCCAAGGCCGAGGTCACCTACGGCACGCCAGTGGCCCTGGTGGCGGCCGATGCCATCCGCACGCGCGGTGCCACCATTCGCCCCCTGGAAGGCCAGGCGCTTGACCGTGAGCTCGACGGTCCGAGCTTCGGCTCCACCGGCAAGATCCACGTCGGCACCCACGTGATCATGGAGTTCGACGTGGAGATGGCCGGCAGCGGCATCGCCGGCACGCCGCCGAAGTACGCGCATCTGTTCCTCTCGTGCGGCATGAGCCAAACCATCGTCCCCACCACCAGCGTGACGCTGGCGCCGGCGACGCAGTCGACTTCGAGCCACACCTTCTACTTCCAGCTCGATGGTCAGCGCCACGCCATGCGCGGCGCTCGCGGCACCTGGTCGATCCGCTTCGACAGCCAGGGCATTCCGTACTTCCGCTTTGTGTTCACCGGCGTCTGGGTGGACCCTGCGAGTGCCACTGACATCGTGCCTGTCTGGACCGGCTGGACCACGCCGCGGCCGGTCAGCTATGCGCATACCCCGGCGGTGCAGCTGCATGGCTTGACCGCGGTGTTCCGCAGCTTCTCGTTCGACTACGGCAACCAGGTCAACTACTTCGACAACCCGGGCGAAGAGGATGTGGCGATCACCGACCGCATGTGCACCGGCACGATTGCCCTGCGCGCGCCGACGCTGACCGCGAAGAACTACTTCACCACCGCGCGTGCGGACACCAAGGGCGCGCTCACCCTGGTGCACGGCATGACCGCTGGCAACATCATCACCTTGGAGGGGCAGCAGGTTCAGCTGCTGCAGCCTCGCTACGGCGATGACCGTGGCCGCGCCATGATCGAGACCAACCTGGAGTTCTGCATCGACGCTGCAGACGACGAGGTCGAGCTCGTCTTCACCTGATACGCCGACTCCTCGGCAGGCATTCCGCGCCCCCCTCGGTTGCCCGCTCCCACATGAGGATTCGAGATGTTCCGTCTGGAAGAAAAGACTCACCGCTGGTTCCCCGTCGACGTCGAGCTGTTCGATGAGACGGGCCGCAAGCGCACCTTCAGCTTCGATGCCGAGTTCGAGCAGGTGTCGCAGTCCGACATCAACACCGTCCTGAAGAACGGCGGCCTGCCCGATGTCGAGCTCGC